TGATAGTATTCTAATGTTTGGTTGTTAGATGGTTTTATTATTTCGTTTTCAAGTATAAGTCTTATATGTAGTTTAGCGCATTGTTTTGCTTCTGTGCTTGTTGTTGTTTCCACATACAATTCTTTTACTAATTGGTATGCTTTCTCTTTTGGTGTTTGCATAAATAGCCATTCTGGTTTTATCATAGGTTTAGTTTGTTTATTATTTCTGCAAGTACATTTACCACGATTGAGTTACCAGCTTGTTTGTATGCTTGTGTATCTGATACTGACCATTTAAAATCTTCTGGAAAGTCCATTAATCTAAAGCATTCTCTTGGGGTTAATCTTCTTATTTGTTTTTCTTCAAATATGTGATAATTATTACTACCAGTTATTCTGCTTGTTATTGTTGGTGTTACCTCTTTGTGTATAGTTTGGTTGTAGCTATCCATAAAATCACCTTTTTCTATTGTGTCTTTATGTTTGCTATAGTTTTGGTTTACTCTTTTGTTGTTTGTGTTTATATATTCACAATCACTTGCTTGTTTAGAATAACTTGCAGTTACACAATTTGCTATTTGTTTTTTGTCTGGGTCTGTAAAAGGTTTTGCCCACTCATAAGTAGTGCATCTATTTACCATCTTCTCACTTAAAAAATATTTATCATCTACATTATCTTCTAAAACATCTTTTAGTTTTTTTGTTAGGTGTTGTGTTTTTGGAAACCTAAAGGTATTATCTGCATCATCTCTTACACCTATAATAAAAACCCTTTCTCTATTTTGTGGTACTCCATAATGTTTTGCGTTTAGCACTTGCCAATAAATATGATATGGTGTTGAGCTTTCATTAGGAAACAATACGGGGTTACCATTTACACACTTACCACCTAACATATCTAACCACACTTTAAAAGTTACACCATCTGCATCTGACAATAAACCTCTAACATTTTCAAATATAAAATATCTTGGATTGTTCTTTTGTATAAATTCGTGTGAGTTATAAAACAAAATACCTCTATCATCATCTTCCCCTTTTCTTTTCCCAGCAAGACTAAATGCTTGACAAGGTGGTGATGTCATATATAAATCTAAACTTTCTTTTGGTATTTCTCTTTCATAAACATCTTTAGGAAAATACTTTGGTTCACCATAGTTTTCTATATACGTTTGTCTTGAGTATTTATCCCAATCACAAGCATAAACAGTTTGATAGTTAATACCTAACTTTCTTAAAGCTTGGTCAAAAGCACCTACACCACTAAAATCACATCCCGTTTTAATCACGTTGCACAGTTTATTATTTCATACTAACTATTGTTTTGTTTCCATTCAAAAGACTTTAATACTAAAGCTGCTCTTTCATCATACATTGTTCTTTGCTCTTCATCTAAACTTCTATATTGCATTTCATTTTTAGTAAAACTGCTTTTATTATCATATTGATTTAATTTTTCTATTGCCTTGAAATAATCTTTTTCTAGTGTTGCATACTTTTTTTGTATCACTTCTAATTTAGAAATTTGGCTATACTCTATTTGTGATTTAACTATAAAGTTACTTTCAAGTTTATCGTAGTAATCAAATCTATCTTTTTTGTACAATGGGTACATTTTGTTTGCGTGTATTGCCGTTGCGTGGTCAAATGCTTTACCTTTTGATTTTATAAAGTCAGATATACTTACCCATCTCATATCAAGTTTGTTTCTTAATATATGACAAAGCAAAGCACGATGCTCAACGTATTCAGTTTTTCTTGTTTGTTTGTATATATCTATGCCAGTTAAAGTAATAAGTAAATCACTTACTTGTTCTGGTGTTTCTAATATTGTTGTTACTGTGTTGTAATTCATTTGCTTTGTAGTTTTTGTATGTATAAAGCTGCATCCATTAGTTCTTCTTTTAGGTGCTGCAAAAAATCATCTTTGTTATTGTCTTGTAGTGTTGTTTTGTATTTGTCTATACCTACACAACTTCTTATGTCAAATTCTCTTTTTAAATCTTCTACTATTTTATCAGTCATATCTTTTGCTATTAGTACACCATTTCTTTTTACTCTTGGCTTTCTTTGTTCTTCTATCCTACTTGCTCTTTGTAGCTTCTTTCTTGCCTTTTGGTTTTTGTTTGATGGCTTTAGGTGTTTCTGTCCTTTAAGTGGTTTAAACTGCCTCATTCTGTTCTTAATTTTAAAAGGTGGTAGCACTCTGCATATTTTTGTCTTGCTTTACCTTTGTATTCTTGTTTGAATAATTCGTATAGCTTTCTTGTGTATTGGTATTTAGTTGTGCAGTCTTTAAAATGCTTTTCTGCAAACTTCTTACCCTTACCCTTAAAGTAGTTTACATTGTCTGCGGTATCACCCTCTATCATTTGTGAATAGAAATTATACATTGCTTCTTCTTCTGATATGTCTAATACCACCTGGTGCTTATAGTGATAGTTGTACATCAAGCAAGGAAATTGTTTATAGTCTTTATCTATTGACACTATCATTACTTCATCTCTACCAATATCATCAGATATTTGTTTCCAGTACCTTGCAACCATATCATCTGTTTCTACACCATAACCCCAAATGCTATCGTATTGTTCTTTTACAAATTGGTGCATCTCATTTAATAAAGGTGGTAGTTCTTGTTTCTTTCTGTTGGCTTTGTACTTTGGTGTGATTAACTTTCTAAAGTTACCCTTTGAACCACTAAAACATAATACTTTGTCTATGGTGTATTTATCTTCCAAGTCATTCACAATTTTCATATACTGCTGGTCAAACTTATTTCTTGCATCAGCTATATCTGTGTAATACTTTTCATCATCTGGTGTTTCTCTTTTACGATAGCAACTTGCAAAAATTAAACTATCTGCATCAATTAATAAAATCATAATGCTTGTTTAATCATTTTAAGGTGCATTTCTTGCATCTTCTTTTGTTCTTTAGTTACCATACTAATTATAGTTGGTAAGTCTCTAAAAAGCTGGTCTACTTCCATTACAAGTGTTTTGTTATCATCGTAACCAATATACAACTCACCATCTGAACAATGCAATGTATCTGTTTCACCTATATAAGTATGATTGTCTTTTTCATCTAACTGCTTGTAAAGTAATGCAATTAGTTCTTGTTGTTCTTCTACTCTTGCTTGTAATCTGTCTACTCTGTTATCTTGTCCCATTTGTCTATTGTTATGTTAAATCTTAAATAATTTCTGTTCTTTGTTTCTTTAACTTGGTAGTTAATCGATATGTCTGATATAGATGTGTCAGCTTCTGTATGATACTCTATTTGTTTTTTTAACTTTTCCCAAGCTGCTTCGTTTACTCTCATATTAAAATGATTGTATTATAAAAGCATCATCATCTATAGGTATAAACAAAGTATGCCATTCAATAGCTTCTTTATGTGGGAAATCATCCTCATCATAATCTAGCCAAAATTCTTCTATGTTCTCGTATTCTACATAATCGCAACATAGTCCAATTACATCTAATTCTACTTCTTCGTCTGTACTGTCTTCGTATTCTTCTAAAAAATCAAATAAGGCTTTTTTTCCTTTGTAAGTAAATTGTTCTTGCCTATTATAATCTCTAAAGGCATCTGTAAATTGTGTAAAGTTAATTGTCTGTTTCATCTGTTTTGTTTTTAATTATTTATTTAAATATTTTCCACATAAAGGATACATTCTAGTATAAAATGATTGTCCTTTTTTTATTCTTTTTTTGTTTTTAAATATAATATCCTCGGTAGCAACCTCATCAATTCTACCGTAATATCCTATTTGTTCTCTATCTGGATTTTCTAAAATAGTTGAACCAATATAATTATCGTCAATCATATATTCTAAAAAATAACCTAGTTTTTCAAATTGTGACATTCTGTTTTTGTTAAATTAATAAAGAACAAATATAACACTTATTAACTTATTAACACCCTTTTTAGTTAATTATTTTTAGAAAGATTTATATTTATTCTTACCGCTTTATTTTCTTTTAGCAAGTAAACGTCTTTTAAAAGTTTTTTCTTTGTCCACATTGTAGTATCTGGGCAGTACTTTTTTACTGGCTTTGGCATATTTAATGTGTTAAGGTAATACATAAAGTTTCCTTTAGGGTCATTTACAAAAAATAGCTTTACAACATCTAAAGCCATTAAAGCATCGTACTTTTCTTTTTCAATAAGTTTATCTTCATAGTACTTATTGCGAAATTTCATCTCTATAACGCAATCTTTGCCTTTAGGGGTTTTACCTTTAGCATCATATCTTAAATTACCATCACCACAATGTTCTAACTCCCAACCATCAAGATTTAAAAGAAACACTACTGCCTTTTCCCACTCATTAATTTTTTTAATTCCCATTGTTCCAAATTACGTTAAGTTCTTTTATCCATAACTTTATTTTTTTTGGGTTACAAGTACAAGGTTTATGGTATTGATGGTTATAGTATTTTGCGTGTAATTGACAAACCAATTCAAATTCTGTTGGTGAAATGTGTTGTTTTGTACCCAATCTAAATTTACTCCAATCATCAAAATCTTCTTTTTTAAATTTTACCATCTGTTAATTTTTATTTCATTTAACTTTTTTCTTCTATCATCACAACCACAATCTGTACCCCAATGGTTATGGTATTTTTTTACCAACCATTTAATGCCAGTATATTTAGTTATGTAATAAATAATGTTTCCTAGTTTCATACCTTAAGTTTTTTTATATTCCATTTTTCACCTAACTCATTTAGTATGGTTATCAAATCTTTTTTTGTTTTTGGTATTAACCATTCACCATTCCAGTAATATTTATCTAATTGGCACTTATGTAAATCAATTAATTCATCTGCGTTATAATTTTCGTGTGTAAGAAATAATGAAACAACCTTTTTTGTGTGCCAACTATCAGATATTCTTTCAAGCAATAATCTTTGACCCGTTGGTAATGTGTTGCCTTTTCTTTTTACTTCAATAAGTATTAATGCTTCATTATCAAACTCCAATACAGCGTCTATGTCTGATGGGTGTATAGCACCGTTTTTTATACCGCTAAAATCAATACCTTGTTTTATTTGTTTTTTGTTTCTAATTAAACTCACAATATTTTTTTTAATTTATTTTTTACTTTATTATATGTGTTGTAAAGTGAATAGTAATGTATAAGACTTTT